TATTAAATATGCAGAATAATGAAGCAGAATCACTTACAGGTATAAAGGCATTTACTCACGGTATTTCAGGGCAAGCTTTAGGGTCTACAGCAACTGGTATTAGGTCTGCTCTTGATGCTACGTCAAAAAGAGAATTAGGTATTCTTAGGCGGCTCTCTGATGGTTTAAACCAAATTGGGCGAAAAGTTATATCTATGAATGCTGAATTTCTTGATGATGAAGAAATTATACGAATAACTAACAATGAATTAGTTGCTATTAATAGAGATGATTTAGGCGGTAAATATGATATTAAACTAAATATATCTACTGCAGAAGCTGATAACGAAAAAGCACAAGAATTAGCATTCATGTTACAGACAATGGGTAACTCTTTACCATTAGATATGTCTAAGATGGTTTTAAGTGATATTGCTCGATTAAGGAAAATGCCTGAGTTAGCTAAACAAATTGCAGAATATCAATCTCAGCCTGATCCACTAGCTCAACAGAAAGCACAGCTTGAAATGCAATTACTACAAGCACAAATAGCTAATGAGACTGCTAAAGGACAAGAAAATGCTATAGATGTTCAATATAAGAAAGCGAAGACACAAACAGAACTATCTAAGTCTAGAAGCTTAAATAGTAAGTCTGATTTAGATGACTTAAACTTCGTAGAACAGGAGTCAGGAGTTAATAGACAACATGAACAAGATTTGAAACAAACTGATCAGCAAAATACTATGAATCAAAAACAAGTTGATCAACAAAACACTATGGATAGTAAATTTGCAGATGCAATAATTAATGAACCAATGTTAAATGAGGGGTAATGTTTGAAAAATCGTGATATAATCGCGAAATTAGATACTTTATACTATAAATTAAGGATATTATATGTAAAAGTAGCACTACTTTGTTTTTATCTCAATAAGAGGACACACGATGAGCACAGAAGAACAGTTAGAAGAATTAGATAATAATATGCAAGAAGCAAAGCATTTTATTGATATTAAAGAGAGTACATTAAAACTTTTTAAAAATAGAGAATTTAAAAAAGTAGTACTTGATTATTATTTTAAAGAAGAAGCAGCACGCTTAGTTATGGCTAAGAGTAGTGCATTAAGCGAGGATCAAAAAAAGTTAATTGACAATATGATATATGGTATTGGTGCTTTAAGTAACTTTTTTGATAGTGTCCTTACAAGAGGTATGCAGGCAGAGCAAGCTTATCGAGATGATGAGAATTCTAAGACTGAAATACTTCAGGAGGACTTAAGCTAATGGCTGTTGACAATCAATTAGGATTATCTGACGAAGAATTCCTAAAACAAAATTTAGGTGAAGTTGAAGCTGCGCTAGATGAACAAGTACTTCAAGAAAACACCGACCAAATTGACACTTCCGAAGAAGAGCAAACTTCCGAAGAAGTAGCAAGCGAAGATGTAGAGGCAACTCCTGATGAGGTCGAACCTCCTGAGGAAACTGAAGCATCTGAGAGTACTACCGATGAATCTGAAGAAGATGAAACAGAAGATGTAGTAACTGACCCGCCTATTGATATTCCTGAAGCGGAAGCTGAAACATTAGAAGAAGACCTTGTTACAGAGTCTGAGGAGACTGATGCAACTAATGATGTCGAAGAACCAGAAACAATTGAGGAAACTCAAGAAACTGGTGAAGTAGATTTTGAAGCTGCATACAAACGGATTACATCACCGTTTAAAGCTAGTAAGAGGATGATGCAAGTCAATAATATTGACGATGCTATTGCCTTAATGCAAAAAGGTGCTGACTATCATAATAAGATGAAGACATTAAGTCCTCATTTAAAAATGGTAAGCATGTTAGAAAAAGAGGGGTTGTTAGATCAAGCTAAACTTAACAATCTAATCGACATTTCTAAAAAAGACCCTAAAGCAATTGCTCAGCTTATAAAGGATAGTGGTATTGATCCGTTAGATATAGATACTGATGAAGAGGTGGGCTATAAACCCAATAATTATGGAGTTAGTGATAAAGAATTTAAGATAAATCAGGCAATTGACGATATTAGAGGTACTGCATCTTTTGATAAGACTATAAACATATTAGCAAAAGAGTGGGACAATGAAAGTAAAAATTTAATATCCGATAACCCTGAAATTATCTCAATCATCAATGACCATGTTTTTAATGGTGTATATGATAAAGTTCAATCCATTGTTGATACAGAACGAGCATTAGGTAGATTGAATGTACCTGATGTAGAAGCTTACAGACAAGTAGCTGAACAGATGCAACAACAAGGCTCAATAATACCAGACGGTCAAGTAACACCTCCTAAAGCATCTTTACCTAAGACTAAAGCAAAGGATGCTGCTGAGATACAACAAAAGCGTAAAGCTGCAGCAGCAACAAAGAAGACTACAAGTAAAGCTAATTCTGGTCCAAAAAGTTATCTTAATATGACGGACGAAGAATTTATGAAATTAGCTGATGTGTAATCTTTTTCTTTTAAACGTTTATAGGAGCTTAAAATGGCTTTAGAATACGGAACAGGCGCTGATGGCGCCAGTAATATCGGTGCTCAAGCGCGCACTGATTTTTACTTTAAAAAAGCGCTCATTAAAGTACGTGACATTCAGTACTTTATGCCTTTGGCAGATGTAAGGGCTATGCCTAAACATCATGGTAAGACAATTAAGCAGGATGTTTATCAACCATTATTAGATGTTTTAAATACATCAGACCAAGGTCTTGATGCAGCAGGTCTAATTGTTACATCTGCTAAATTTAAAGGTTACAATGCCGCTGGTGTTGAAATCACAACTGGTACTGGTTATACAGCAGCTACTTCAACTCATACTGGGTTTTTTGCAACTGCTGCTAATGCTGTATCAGGTGCAGGTGTTGTTTCAGTTCAAACTGCAGGTAATATTTACGGTTCTTCTAAAGACGTTGGTATTATTGCGGATCGTCTACCAGCGTTAACTGAGAATGGTGGAAGAGTTAACCGTGTAGGTTTCACACGTACACAAATAACTGGTTCACTGATCAAGCAAGGTTTCTTCACTGAGTATACTCAAGAGTCTTTGGATTTCGATTCAGATTCTGAGTTACTATCTCATATAACTGAAGAAATGCTAGTAGGTGCTACAGAAATGACTGAAGCACAATTACAGAAAGACTTGATTAATGAAGCTACTACAAATGGTACTGTTCAGTATCCAGGTGTAGTAACAACTAAAGCTACTGTAGCTGCAGTTGTTGATTATGATGACCTAATGACTTTATCTATTGCTTTGGATAACAACAAGACTCCAAGAACAACTAAGATAATTTCAGGTTCTCGTATGACTGA